AATTCACTTAACGGATACCTGGATTTTTGCAAAGAGACATACGCTATATATAACTGCAACCAAGTTATATTTATAGGAGATATAATTGACAATCATTATTCTTCATTCCACACTACAGACCCAGACGGAATGGGCGGTGGAGACGAGCTTGACTTAGCCATCTTCTCTATTCAGGATTGGGTAAAAGCCTTTCCAAAAGCAGATGTCCTCATAGGAAATCACGACAGAATGATTATGCGTAAAGCATTTGAATCTCAGATACCGAAGCGTTGGATAAAATCATACAATGAAGTGTTAGGTACTGAGTGGAATTGGATAGAGCGTATCGTATATGACAACGTTCAATATGTGCATGGTGAAGGCGGAACAGCCAGAACAAAAGCAAAGAATGATATGATGTCTACGGTTCAAGGACACATACACACACAAGCATATACCGAGTGGATGGTTGGCAGAAACTTTAGGGTGTTTGGTATGCAAGTAGGATGCGGCATAGACTGCACAGCATACGCATCAGCTTATGCTAAGAACTTTAAAAAGCAAGCTATTGGTTGTGGTGTGGTTATAGGAGGGCACACTGCAATAAACAGGTTAATGAGTTTGTAATGAACCATAAACTAAAAGCAATCACAACCTTTACAGACAGATTTAAAGGTAGTTTCACCAGGCTTTCAGAAAGTGATGTAGACTTTAGGGTTTATGATGGAAAGAAAAGTTTAATAGCGTACATAGAAGTGGTAGAAACCAGCAAAACATTAAAAGATTGTTACCCTCTTAAGATTAGTTTACAGAAACTATACAAACTTTCATCTAAAAGATTGAACCCCGTTATAATCTGGTCATGCTTAGACGGTATAATGTACGCAAAGATTAATGATGTTACTGGAGAAGTAAAATGGTACGGTGACAGTGAGCTCAACTCAGAGCTATACGTGTTCTATGGCAAGCAAAAATTATTTAAGTACGCAAGGTATTATTGATTACCGTACATTTCTTCTTTCAATTCTTTTTTTCGTTGTCTTTTCTCTCTTGCTATTTCTCTTTTGACTTCTTCAACATCCCTTAACGAACCTTGAGGGCCATACAAGTCATCGTATGTCTGAGGGAAGAATTTTTTCATGTCAGTTTTGCTCATTCTTTTTTTCTTGGATTTGTCTTTCTCTGGACGATAAGATGGAGATATACCAATTACATCATACACATTGTCCTCAAACTCTTCAGGGGTAGCATCTTCGCTAAACAAGTTGCCTAAGCCAATAAACGGGTCTACCTGCGCTCCAATAGCTATTTCTAATAGAGGAAGTATTCGTGATTTAAAAAAGCCTTCTTCATTTGCCATAGCCTTTTTTATTTTACGAGTTACGGATTCAATAGGATTGACAACATTGTCGTCATATACTTTTCCTTTCTTATATTCTTCTCCTTTTGCTGCGGCTATTATCTTGCCCGCTGCATCATACCCCTCAATGGTTGCTCCCAAATAAGGTATTTGATACAATAAATTCATACCCATCATTGCCTCTATCATCTTTTTTATAGCCGCTTCTTTATCTTCTTCATCGCCCTTGACAAACTTAGCTATGTTTGAAACTCCAACAAAAAGAACGTTGGCAATCGCAGCGTTTATAGCAAAGTCTCTAATATCTTTACTGCGAGGAGTTTTTCCGTTTCCTACGTCTCTTGCTATATTAGTTCCGGACTGCATTACTTTGTTTATCTGCAAGAATAAAGTGCTGCCAAACATAGTAAAGCCTCTTATAAGCGCATTACTATTCATTTGCAATGGTATCTTATCAGTCCCTCTACGTGATTGCTGTGTCGCGTTGTAATCATTGAACGCTTCTACCGCCTCGGCTTTACTCATGCCGTTAGCTATATTTCTTTTGTAGTTAATCATATACCCCATAACTCCAAGAATATCTCCTATTATGGTCGGAGAAGCAGCTGCGGTTTTAAAAAGTCTGATGGCTCTACCAACCTTTGTGTTTGTTTTAGAGACAGGCTTAAAAGTTTTTGAGCCACTTTCTAACCCATAAATATCTCCTTCCAATCCTTGCTCAACTCTTTTTCTAAACGTAGGTGAAATTTTTATAGCTTGATTTATAGCGCCATCTTTTCCAACTAAATCTTTGGCCAGGCTAAGGGCAACCTTAGCCCCGTCAACCATAAACATTGGCAGGTCTAATGCCTTTCTTAACGGCTTAGGTATTTTGGAGTCTTTAGGAAAATAAGAATAATCTGAATATGCGTTTATAAAAGACGTAGCTTGCTTTAGTATTTGTATAGCTTTAAAAGCCAAGGCAAAGCCTGTGAACTTTACCTGTAAGGTATCTAAGGCTCTGATGCTTAGATTATCTTTCATTCCTGCATTTGGGTTTACTGCATCGTTAACAGCCTTTTTCATATTCCTTAGTATCCCCATCTCAGTTAACAAAGCATCCACAGCTGGTATTTGAAAAAAGGCATTGAGCATCTTTGTTCCTTCGGCATAAGACTTATACTTTTCCATGGTTTGAAAATGGTTATCTAATGCAGATGTAAAGTCAGCAACATCTAAGTCTATGTCTGATTTTTTATCAGTTCTTTCTTTTAAAGCCGGAGCTGTTTCAGCGTTGAATATGCCGTCAAAATCCCCCTCATTTATTGAGTTCTCAGGAAGCTTATCTGTTTCCGTAATGGTTGGAAAATAATTTTCTACATACCCTAAGTTTATATCATTCATTTGAGAGTATACAGCATTTACTCCCTCATAATATTCATTGCTTAAAAAGTCTACAGTTTTATCTACAAACTCTTTAAGTTCAGGCGTTAGGCTTTCTTCTACTTGCTGTATTCCATTTTCTCCTATTTGAGCTATAAGCTTTTCTCTTTGAACATCATTTTTACTTAAAGCATAAATACGCATAAGCTGGTCGCCGCTAAACTTGTCTTTACGAACTCTTCCTGTTTTTGTGTTTTTTACATTTAAAGTAAACACATCAGTGGGTATCATTCTTTTTATTTGATTATACCCTTTTGTTATTCCATCAATACTATTTGCTATAGTATTCATTTTGTCTGCAGCCTCAAACATACCACCGTTGTAGTCATTGTCCATTCTATTAAGAGAACGATACACCTTGTCGGTAAATATAGACTTGCCCTTAGTCACTCTGTCAACTAAATTTGTAAGAGTGCCCAAGTTTTTCATGAACATTGTTGTTTGTCTTAAAAAATCTTTAGTGTTTTTAAAAAGCATTTCTTTTGAAAGGGCCATTAATCCCTCTCCAATTTTAAACTTTTTAAAATGCTCTTGAATTACTTTTCTTTTTTGACTTCGTTCTTGTTGAGTCAATAGGTTTCCTTCCTCGTCAAACAACTCTGAGTTGGTGTCTTTGATTTGTTCTGTTGCCTGGTCAGACTGCTCTCTATATTTTTGCACACGCTCCATCCTTCTGGATTTAAACGTAGCTATAGATGAGGCTTTGATATTGTTAACCATAGACATAAGCTCTTGAACTTGAGATAAGTCCATATTCATTACATCCCCAAAATTATCCATTGCCATAGCTAAGAAAACTAAGTCTTGTTCTCTTTGAGTAATGGATTCTCCATTACGCCTCTTCTCTATTAACTCATTTATCTTAGAGTCATTGTCTACCAAAGTTTGTCGGAGGTCGTTCATTGCCTCAACATCATTTGTCATTGCGGCCTTTAAAACTTTTTGCACTTGCCCGAAATAAGATTGACCTTCTTTGCTTAATCCTTTAGCTCTACGCTTGCCAGATTCCGAGAACGCAGCTTTTGCTTTAGTCCTTACAACTTTAAGCATATCCTTTAGTATAGCATTCTTTATTTTGTTCTGTTGTTGCTCTACTATTTTAAACACAAACTCAGCGTCAGCTTGTAGTGTGTCAGTAGTAGCCTTAGCTACACGCCTAATAAGCTTATTGATTTGTGCCTGAGTATATGTATTTGAAACAGGTAATGCGCTTTTAATAAACGCAGTAAGTTTTGCCTGGGTTTCTTTAACTAATTTCTGTCCAGCCTTACGCTCTCTCAGAGCCTTTCTAATGGACGATATTTCTTTTTGTACAGTAGGGTTCGCTCGTGTACCTATAGTTCTGTCAAAGGCGCTTAAAAGCTCCATCTGAACCTGCTCGGGCTGCGCTTGATACACTGGATGGGCTTTCATTAAGTCTAAACCTTTTTGTCTGACTTCAGACATAGAAGTTTCTTCTGTAGTAAACTCATTCAAATCATTTCTGACATCCTCAAATAGTTTTGTGGCTTCTTGTACCCCGCCTTCAACACGACTAAATTCTTTAGGCATAACGATGTCGTTTACCCTTACCTCCATGGCTGTGTTTATGTCGGTCTTGTTAAAACCTCTGCCTATCAGAACCTCTCTTATACTGGCATCAGTAAATCCATTTTGCCTACCTACTTTTATTATTTGTTCCATTGACACTCCGCTACTAAAAGCAACGTCAGCATCTTTAAGTTCAGTAAGCTGTTGGTCTGTTAGTTTTATTTCTCTACCTGAAAATATATCTGCAAGCGCAGTACCGATAAAACCGTCAAGATTCATGTCTTGAATTTCATCAACACTTAAGTCTTTAGACATTTTAAACTGTGACTTGATATAGTTCCACATACCAGCAAGCCATTGCTGGAATTTACTTTTTACAGCAGCGTCAGCTATAGACTGACCCTTGTCTCCAATAAGAATAGCCATAGCCTCTTCAGCAGCCCTGGTCTCGTCTCCTTTATATTTTTTTAATTGCTCAGAATATAATGGAGTTTCTTTTACAAGTGTAATACCTTGATTGTAAATAGCACGACCTTTTTCTGTAGTCTTTAAATGCTTCACCCACACGTGCCCCATTTCGTGAATGGCGGTATTAAACATTTTAGATTCGCTATTATGAACTTGTGGGTTGATATAGATGTCACCATTAACAGTCATACCATAAATAATATCTTCACCTACACTATACTTTTGTACTTGGTCAGAAGTTACTACTTCATCAAACGTCTGTTGGTCAGTAGAAATAACAACACCAGGGAATACTTTACCCATAAACGCAGTCAGCTTATTGGCGTTGTCTACGTTTTCATTAGCGGCCTCTACAAAAAATTCAGTTTGATTTATCCCACGCCTACCCTTTGTTTGGTCTATCTCAAGTGTTAGTTGTTCGGTTGTTTGTTCTTGTTGAGGTCTACCCGGCTCTACAATAGCCTCTAAGCTTTGAGCTTCAGTAGGTTTAACATCCACCTCTTCGTCTAACTGAACAAACTCCTCTGGCATTAGAGCGTTCTTTTGGTCAGCAAACTTAAAAAGCTTCATAGCTTCGTCTACCTTGGCTTGTGCTTCCTCAAACTTACCTTCTTTTCTCAATGCCCTTGAGTCGTTTATTAAATCTTGAGCTTTGTTGTTTACTCCTGAGAAGTTTACCCACGAGTTCTGCCCTCGTGTTTCTGTAGTCATGGCTCGTCTTGCTAAGGGAGAATACATTCTTGAGTGTACATTCCAGGCGTTTTCTTCACCAATAGGCCCAAAGCTATTTCCTAATGTGCCGTGTCCAAAGAAGTCATGAACAAACCTAAAGACATCATTCGCCAACATAGGTCTTCCATTCTTGTCTACAAACGTGGTGCTTTCTAACATTAAGTTATTAGCCCTGTCTGTATCAGTAACTCCTTCAGTTCCAAACCCTGATTCAGTAGAAAATATTTTTAATGTTTTATTTTCATTAACATCCCGTAACATTTCAGCTGAATTATTGTAGGGGTTCTCATCAACAAGCTCAATGGTATACCCTTCTGATATAATGTCATTGTACTGCTCTACTGTTTCGTCAATCAAAGCTCTGTAGGAGCTCTGAACTTCAGGGTCTTGAGGGTTGGACTCTAACTTCTCATAAGTTTGAGCTATCCTCCTGGCTCTGTCTTCGTCAATTTTACTTAGTCTCTCTGCTTCTTTGAAATCAACTCCTGTTCTTTCTGCAGTTCTCTGAGCAATTGAGCTCGCATCCTTAACGGGCTCACTGAATAATCTGCTTCCTGCTGGGGTTTCACTTGTTTGTTTTGCATCATCTTTAATTTTAGTTTCTATTTCTATGGTAGTATCTTGCGTTTCGGTGGTCTCAGGTTGCGCGGCTTCGAGCTGGGGTACTCCCTCTCCCACTTCTTGGCCATCTCTGGCTTGTTCGCCCACATCCACCGTCTCTGTTTCTCTGACTTGAACGGCATCTAATTTATTTTTTACAAGGTTATTAACTTCTTCATCGTTATCAATAGTAAGCATTTTAGTTAACAAACGCTCCTTTGAATTTTTATTTATATATTTTATAAACTTTTCTCTGGTCACACGCTTCCCATCAATACGATACCTACCCACGTCTTGACGAACCTCAGTAGTCGGTTCAAATATACCTTCTAATAAAGCTCTTTGTTCTGTAGGTAATAATTTTTTATTCTGAGCTATGTATTCAAGCTCATTGTTTATATCGGCTATTTGTTTACCAAACACTAATTTTCTGTTTTCGGTTGCGCTGTACTCTTTTCTTGCTGCTTCCAGTTGCATCACACGTCCTTTTAACTCTCTGTTTATAGGTTTGTTTTTAGCTCTACCTAAATCTAAAAGATTATCTGCGTCTTTAGAGAGTCCTAAGTTTTCCTGTATCCTTTGGTTTTGCTCGGCATCAATCTGTCCAAGTCGCTCCATGCGTGTTGCCCAGTTTGATATTTGTGTGCCACTATTTTTTTGGTCAGCTACAAATGTAACATCAGTCAAAGCATCAGCCAATTCAATGTTGCTTAGTTTCCGGGTATCGACAAAAGTATTGACAGCCATACCAGAAGAGTTGTTTCCAAAACCTCCGAGCCCTTCTGCGGCTATCTCTTTCCAATCTATCTCATCACCTACATTTATTTGAGCTAAAGCTTCACCAGTTGATTCTGCAATGGGGTCATATACAGCCCTTTCTGCCAGCATGGTTGCAGCCCTTCTACCTCTGCTTGCGAATGTGCCCGCTTTAAATATCTTGCCCGCTAATCCAAAAGATATATAATCTACAACAGCAATGGGAACACCTCTTGCTATACCCCTTTGTTTTGTTGTAGCCCAAATTTCTTCACTCATTACAGCGTCCTCTACATCTTGAGGGTCTAAAGGGTTTAATCCTTGAGCCTGCATTGCATCAAAAAAAGCATTACTATACTCCATCGCAAAAGATGTTGCTGCAAATCCAGACCTTAAACCTTTTGCTAAGCCTGCGGTTGCTCCTGCCACAACGCCTGGAACACCACCGACAGCAGCTCCATAAACAGCTCCTGTCGCCATACCACCCAAAGCTCCGGATGTAATAAACTCTACCCCGTAAGGAAGCATAAGTCCTATTGAGTTCATAGCCAATGCCATACTTAACTCTAATGGGTTGTCCTTTAGAACCTGAAAAGTTTCTTTAAATCCTTTGGCTCTATTCCATCTTGACATTACACGAGCATCCTTTTTTTCAGCGGCCTTACCTTTTAAAAGAGCAATCATCTTGGCAGCTTTCTTTACATCATCGGGGTTGTTGATGTCTAATTTTTCAAAATCAAAAGCCATTCCTGTTGACAGTTGCAGTATTACCTCTGCAGCATTACCATTGTCCAGTCCTTTTTGAAGCTCTGAAGATACCGCTGCCCAGTTGTCTTCAAACTCTCCTCTAATGGTTTGGTCGTGTTTAGCATCGTAGAATGTTAATGCTTGTTCATATTTTTGTGCGGCGTTTGTTTTTAGTGTGTTAGCCTCTGTAGCTTGTACAGATAGCGCTTCAATTAATTTAGCTTCAGCTTCGTTTTTAGGGTCAATAGTGTTTAACTGGTCTAAACCTACGCCAAATGTTTGTAATGATTGAAGGTTTAAATTGTCTAAAGATAAGTCAGCATAATTGTTTGAGCGAGCAGCTGTTTGTGCTATAGCATTATACTTTTTGTCAAGCTCAATATCCAATTTCTCTCGCAATCTTACTTTGTCATCATCCATAACTAAATCAAACAAAGCGTCTTCTTGTTCTTTCAATTCCTTTAGAACCACCCCAATGTCATCACGCATGATTCCATTTACATAAAGATTACCGTATTTTTTACGCTCCTCCTCTGTTAATTCTGACAAATATTCTGTACCAAACTCAGCTTGTTCTGCCTCAATAAAATCTATTTTATCTCGAACATCTAAATAATTTTGATACTGTTTTTTTTCTGAGGAAAAATCATACCCCTCTTCGCCAAACACTAAGTTTCCTAAAGCGTCTGAAGAGTGTCTATCCTTCCATGAACCTTCTGCAAACTCTTGAGCTTCTTCCTGAGTTTCAAACTCAAAAACCTCACCTCTTTCTTCTGCTAATTTTTTAGCTTCATCAAACCCCAGCTCAAGCCAAGTGTTTTTATCAGAGCCGTAAAGGTTAGGGTCTTTTGGGAATAACGTTGGGATAACCTTATGCTTTCCATCTTCTTCAAAGGAAGTGAATAATACACTTGATTGTGAGCCATCTGGATTAAGCCTTGCATACTTGCGCATTTGCTGTGCACGCATAGCTTTTTGGTTAAGGCTTTCTTCTGGCGTTAGCTCATCTGCTTCAACAGCAAACTGTGTAATAAAATCTTTTAATTTTTTAGACTCCAGAACTTCTGTTTTTGAAAGGAATGGGTCAAGGTCTATTGTTATGGTTTCTTTTCCGTCAGCAGTAGTTACAGTCATAGAATCACCTATTCCCGTCTCCTCAAAAGTAAATCCATACTTTTGAAAGTTGTCCATCATAAATGGAACAACAGACTCTTCTTCCATATCTATAAGTGAAGCGTCTATATTATTTAAAGATGTGGAAAACTCAACGTCTTGTAGTAAAGCCTGGGATTGTTTTTCTCTCTCCTCTACATCAGCCTCAATCTGCGCCTGCTCTTCTTTTTTAAAAGCCTGCATGTCTATTTCCCTTTGAGCCTCAAAAGCATCTCTCTGCTCTTGTTGTTCAATAGCTGCAAGCGGGTCAATAAATTTTTTCTGTGCTACCTGTGTGTTATCCTGAGCCACTTCGACTTGTGGCTGTAAAGATATTTGCTGAGTGTCTTGACGCTCAGTGTCTGATAACCCCGATAAACCAGCGCCCCCAGCTGAAGCCAAAACGGGCTTGTCTTTTTTTTTTACTTCACCAGGAGCTACGCCGATTAATACTTGATAGTCCTGTATACTGCCATTGTATCCACCGCTTTTGAATATTTCAAAAGAATCATTCATCGCATCTGGATTAGATTCAATCAGAGTTCTAAATTCATCACGAGACCCTCTGTACCCTCCTTGAAGGAACATGTTATAAGCATCTATAAAAGCTTGTTCGTTCATATTGTTAGTTATATCCTGATGTGTTTATTACAGGTGGGTTGCCTCCTCCACCGCCGCTACCCGTCTGTCTTTGCGAGCGAGGTGTGTATGTTAAGTTTCTTCTTTGACTTGCAATTGCAGGGTCTAAAGCCAGCGCCTCTAAGTCAGTCTGTGATAAAATGTAATCTCTAATTGCTTTCATTGCACCAGGCTTGCTTACGTCAAAACTTCTACTTATTCTTTTGCCCGCTACAGTACCACTAACACTTACCTGTTTTTGGTTTCTGAATACTTCAAAATTATCAGTTATCTTTAAACCAAATGGTGGAGGATTAGCTTCAAAGTATTTCTCCACGGCTATAGAAGGCTCTTCTTCTTGAGATAAATCTAAATCAGGTATACCTTCTTCTAACAATCTTGTGGTAGCTTGCGTAGCAGTTTCCCTCTCTGTTTTCCCTTCTCTGGTTGCGAACACATCTGTCATGGAAGTTTCAGAAAAGTCTAATGGAGCAGGTATTCTATTCCCTTGGTCATCTTCTATAAATCTTGCTCCTCCTGAACGTTTAAGAACTGTAGCCACATCATCTACTCCGTGTATCTCATTACCAAGCTCAGCCCACTCTTGAATAGTTATATTCTCTGGGTCGTAGTTTATTGTTCTATTCTTAGAAGAGTCAGTGTAAGTCACTACTATTTCACCTGGCACTGAAGTATCAATAGCTATTACGCCAGAGGCTTTAGCTTTATCTGTTCCAAGCAATTGATTTATAGCTGTAGACTTTTCTTCTGGAGTTCCGTAAGCAATGTCGTTCCAAGAACTAAGCGCATTATCTTCTGCTTTTTCACGCCTTCCAGCTTGTTCTTGTGTGGCTGTTTCTTGTTGTTCAGTGTACGTAGATATTGTTTCCTCTCGGTCAATCTGATTTCTAAAGTTTGCTCTAACCGCATCAAACGCAACCTTAGATTGAGCTTCAGTTAATACGGGCTCAATCGTTCCACTACCATCATCACGTACTAAAATCATATTAGGGTCTGCTTTAGCAGCCTTCTCGTCAAACGTAAGTTCGTATCGTTTACCTGTTTCTGGATTAGTAGTTACGTAGTTTGTTAATACTGCCAAACCGTTTAATGGATTTGCGGTAATATAAGAGTTAATCATATCATCCTCCATTTTTGTAAAGCTATCAACAGCTTTAGCTTGGTCTCCACTAAGCTTACCCCTCTCTGTAGGGTCAAGCAATTTTTTCAATTGACCTGAATATCCTGGGCCACCAGCATTACGCAAGGTAGTTATATAGCTTCCCAGTCTATCAGCCTCTGCTTCCATTGTAGCGCCAACCTTAAAGTTGTCATACTTAGTTTTTTGCCTGTTCCTTAATTGGTTAACAGTCATGAAATCGTTAGGGTCTTCGCTCATGGTTCTTATGCCATCTTTGTCAACTATTTTTGAAATACTTACAACTCCTGTCTCTGGGTTTATATATGTCCCTGTGTTTCTTAAATTAGATAAACCTTCAATCTGACCCATCAACCATCCCTCTAATTCTTGAGACTCGCCCGCTTTTAGCCTGGTCATTTTTTCGGTATATTCTTTTTGATATTCTTTTGATAAACCAAATAGTTCGTTTGTGCCGTCAGTTAAATTTTGTCTCTGTATGGTGTAGTCCTTTGATTTCAATAGACCTGACTTCAAAAGCCTGTCTTGCATAAGCCGAGCTTGTTGTGCGGATGCAGCGTGTTCTAATGCAAATTGGTTTGCGGGTTTAAAATCACCGGAAGGGGCATCATCTAATATAGTTTGGTATTCCTTAGAAGCATCGTCAATAGCTTGCCTACGAGCCGCTCTTTCATCACCAGCCTGTTTAAGTTTAGTTGTTAGCTCTGAACCTATCTCCTCCCAGTTTACCCCTGAAGAGGCTTCTCTTTCTACGTAACCGTAATAACTTTTTGCCATCTATATAATTATTGGGCTAATAAACCAGATATCATTTGTCTTTGTTCGGGTGTCAATAGAAGCAGTTGTTCTTGAATTTTTGCCACCGGCATTTCACCTAATTCATCAAATGCAATATTGTTATTTCCAAATGTTTTGAACTGCTCTGGAGTCATTGTCAATCCTCCTATAGCCTGTTGAAACGCAGTATCTGGATTATAGGTTTGTCTAAATTCTTTTCTTGTACCCCCGGTATTTAAGAATTCTTGCTTAGCGGATTTTTTAACATCACGCTGCATAGCATTAACATCACGAGCTTCTGAGCTCATTCCAAAATCAGGGAGCATCGACAGCCCTTGTTGTGCTACGTTTGCTACTCCCATTATACCTTGCTGTAAGTTTGCGTCTCTTGCGGCCTGAGCATCTCTCATGGCTTGTTGAGCCCCTTGAGCTTCACCTAACTTAAGGTTAGCTTTAATGTCTGATTTTCTGGATTCTTCTGCCGCTACCAACTTGTCTAAATCGCCAAGCTCTTTACCCATAGCTGTCCGCTGTTCTCCAGCCGCCGCTAATACTCCCTGTCCTACTCTTTGTGAACCAGCCAATACCCCGCGCTGAGAGCCTTCTCTAACAGCTTGTAACTCAGTAGCTGCCTGGGACTTTAGTGTGTCTTGAGCAATCTCGTATGGTTCTTTTTGAATAGCTAAAGCTTCATACTCATTTTTAGTAAGTTCTTTTTCAACTTCAGCCATAGCTTGTTGGGCCGCCCGTTCAGCGTCTTCCATCATTCTTTTTTGTTTTCCAGCTTGAACGAAGCTCATGGTGGCTGTTCCCACCCCTATAGCTAATCCTGCAATTGCTCCTGACATAGTAGTTCTTTATTTATTATAACGTGCTCAGGTAAGTCTTTATAATCTTCTGTATAAACTTCCTTTTCCGCATCTTTAATGTTTTTAGCATCTGTCCTATAAACACAAACCCACGTGCAGTCTTCGTGCATATACGCAACTCTTTGTGTTCCTATTTCAGTCATCACCTTCATTGGCGCTTTAATTCTTTTTATCTCACCCGTGTCTAAAACAACTGACATTTCTCCTTTAAGAAAAAATGAGGGGTGGTTTTGCTTATGTATATAGCTAACCACCAATGTTCCCTTCGGCATAAATATCTCCCTGGTATACAAACCATCTTGAAGATTATGCTCAACGGGCATAAGTTCTTCCATTTCAGGTGTGTGGTTTCTTACACTTCCTCCATGTTGCAATATAGTGTCTTTGAAGACACTAATATTTTCCCACAACAACCCTCTGTTTTGATGAACATATTGGAGTACATTTTCAGGTTTTTTCTTTTTCCTTTTAAATATACTTAATAAGCCCATACTTTTCTACAAAGATAAGAATTTTAAGGATAACTTTTGAAAGCTTCTGATTTGACGGCAAATAGCTCTGTGGCCACAGTTGAATCATTAGTTAGCTCAAAAAGACAGTAATGCCCTAAGACCCCTTGTGATTCTGCAACAGCATCTTTTATATATAAAAAATAAAAGTTTTGTGATGGAATCGGAACAGCCCCCTGAGCCTGGTTATCTACAATTACAGTTGATATGTTAAGAGCAGGATTATACGTAACTGAAGTTATCTGTCCACAAAATTGCGGAGTTAAAGTGGTAACTGGAGGCGTATTGTCTGCAAAAAATAACTGGTCTCCTACAGATATAATAGAGCCTAAGTTTAAATTAAAACTTATTGTAGCTGTAGTTGCATCATTATTAGCGGTTGCGCTGTCTCCAATACCCGTCAATGAACGCATTGCGTATTGATTTTCTCCAGCCGGATTTGTAGAATTGTTTCGTACAAAAGCAAACCAATCAGATTCTTTTTGCTCAAAATAACTGGCGTTTATAAAACCATTGGTTTGTAAATCGGTTGAAAGCTGTGCTGACCAACTATCATCTCCTTCAAGAACAAGTGTTTTAAATTTTTTGTTATCAAGAGGTGACTCGTTAAATACGCTGGTTATCTTGGACTCGCCCTGAACACCATAGTAATTATTACGGGATACATTATCAGAGTTATGTTGATATAAATTGCCACCCTTAAATGTATACAAAAACTGATTCATACCCTGAATGTAATCAGGATAGTAAGTATAAAAAGATGGCCACCCTTTTGAAGTTTCGCTAAATGTTACTGTTACGTTTGACATATATTTAAGGTATTGGTGTACACGCTCCAGTGGCAATTACTATTCCGTTAGCATCTACTTGTATAAAATCATTGTTATCCATAATATAAAATCCTTGCGCTAACGGTGTTACACCATTGGCGTCTTCAAATACAAAATAAAATAATTTAGGGTAAACCACTGATGCGTCAGCTCTATCCGCATAATCTTTTGCAAAGTAATATACTTGAGTAAATGAAATCGTACAATCGTTATTTCCCCGAACAGTACTCGATTGAAAAGATGGTAATTGTATTGGACAATCAACAGCTAAATTAAAACCTGTGCCTGCACATGGCCCTAAAGCCTCAACCGTGACAATGTTGGGTGTAGCATTTGGCTTTGGTATTACCATATAACTATACACATTTTGCGTAGCAGCATTTGTTTGGTTGTCTGTTGTGTTGAGGGTATAATTTCCTGTAGATGGATTGTTTGCTGCCCACGTATTTTGTGGTGTTAAAATACTTCTGTTATAAGTATTTGTTCCTACTTGAGGTGTCCAACAATTATCATTAGGATTACCCAACAATGTAAAAGCATCGGCCACTCCGCTTTGACTTTGCCTGTACCCTAATCCTGGAGCGGAAAGTGTATTGTAATATGTACCGTCATATTCTACTCTAATTCCATCTGGAATACTTTGTGGGTTAAAATAAACAATTACAGCACCTGTATCATTTGCAGTAGAGCCCGCATCTAATTCCACTGTATAATGCCCTTGTTGCCCTGCAGGGGGATTTAAAGAGCCTGCACATGGTAATGGAGGGTTTGTACACTCAGCACCTACAGCAACTACAATACCATGAACAATTTCTAAATAACTGTTGTCGGTTAAAATAATATACTGTGGTGTTGCCGTTAGGTTTAGTGGATTACCAGCATTAGCATCTGAATAAACATAGTTACCAACAATAGGTACTGTGTTTGTGTCAGGTACAAATGTTTGATTAGGGAAAGCTCCGGTTACCGTTGCGTTAGGAGCAAAGTAATAAGTTGTGTCAATACTTGCGCAATCTGTATTTGCTTTTATAGCTGCTCCCTGAAATGAAGGTAATGCGGCTGGACAGCTTGCTTCGTATTGAAAAAACGTGCCTAATATTGGGCCAAAGTAATCTATGTTCATTATTGAAACAGATGTCGTCTTTGGTATTACTTGAGTATAAACAGTCGCTCCGCCACCACCACGAAGGTCAACATTGTTAGGGTCAACAACTATATTTCTGTTTGGCAGTGAGGATTGAATATAAGTTCCATCAGACTGTATTGTGTATACAGGTAAATTGTTTGTTGTGGTGGGTGTTCTACTATTGCTGCCATAATATGTGGGACTACCAATTGTACTATTCAAACCAATGGGGTCTCCATTGTTTCCTTGAAATGTTAGCTGATTAAAAGTTTGATTATCGTATGTTACAAGAACGCCATCGGGTATTATGCTTCCCACAATAGAATATATTATAACAGCACCCAAGTCTGCTCCTACACTTGTTTGTCCTAAAAACGTACCATTTACGTTACTTGAAAATCCAGCTATTTGTCCACAAGGTACTGCGCATGTAGGGCAATCTTGTTGAGGTAACAATATGCAGTTAACTTGTTCACGAACAATTTGGCCATTAGAATAAAAACCATCTGGCGCACATACATTCATGTCAGGGTCGGTAAATATTGCCGAAGAACTAACAAGGTCGGGGCCGTTTAAATAATATGTTCCTTCTGTAGCCATGATTTATTCTGGTGTTGGTTCGGTACAATTACAACAAACATCCTCTAAGTCTGCTGTAGAATAGCATAGGGTAGCCTCCACTGAGCTTCTGTAATCATATATCAAATATAGGTATTTTCCAGAATTAGGCATTGGAAATTCACCCGAATATGCAACTGGCGCTTGAGAGGTGTCGATAGTTAATGATACAGCGGCATTCAAAAGACTTATTATATCCGCAGGAGTGTTTTGATAAACCGTGTCTGTCCTTAAATAATATAATTCGTTTTGCGTAGGGTCAAAAACAAAATCATCTTGTGGAGCTTTTCTGCTAATAATACTTACATCAGCAGAATCTGCAGGAATTACTCCCGCGCCTTGTGGCCCTGTAATTGATGAAAATTGTGAAACAACTACAGATGCAGTATCATCTATAAATTCTACTTGCTCAGAGTGAAGTGGTGATACAAAAGTTCCATCTACCCATCTGTAATCGTTATGTATAAATTGGCCAGCATCTGTAGCATTTGTAATACAAACTTGAGTAATCGTAATTTCCTCTGCAATTGGACAATTAACTGTTACAGAAACAGTAGCTCCAGTAACTCCTCCTATGGTAATATCTACCTCTTCATTGTTTACTATGTTTTTGTCAATAACTATAGTTCCAGTTGTAGAAGTGTTTTGTGACAATCCGTTATATTCAGCAATTACTGAAGCACTGCCGCCACTTATAATAACATCTACATTTACGTTTCCAACAAGCTGACCTGTATTCACGCAGTAGTTAATAGTTTCACCGGTTTCAATTGTAAATGTTCTTTTAAAACCACAATCAAAACACTCCACATCAGCAGGCAGTTGTTCTATGTTAGAACTTAATACATACTCATTCATATAAGGGTCATACCCCCCAAGCTTTTGTGTGTTTGGAGCACCAATAAATAAATCCCTAAAATAAGACCTCATCCCAAACTCTGACACAACAGTAAGCTGCTCACTTTGTCCTGAGCCAGATAGTTTTAATACCACACCTCTTTTTGCGTCAGTAAAAAATTTATCATACCCCCACTGAACATAACTTTCAGGATTATTGCTAATACCATATTTTTCTATTCGAGCGATTTGAGTTCCTAAAACTTCAGGAATTGAAGCTACTTGTCCCCCGCCTGTTGAATCTGATAAAAGGTTTTTGCCAGCTAACACATAAGATATTTTATCTTCTTGTAATACAAGTATGTCTGTTTCTCTTGCATCTAATTTTCTAATAGGGCCAAACGTGTCTTCTAATGGTTTAAAGTTTAGTAAGCCTAAGTTAAATTCATTGAGCTTATTAACATTAGACTCGTCATTGAAAACACCGCTATAAGTTAAGTCTGCAAATCTGTGAGCCTCTTTAAAATCTAATTCAGAAGTAGACGTAGTTTTTTCGCCTAAAGCCAATTCTTTACCCACTATTGAGTCTCTTATTTTGTAACTCTCTACACCGTTACCAAAAGAGTAACAATTAAAAAATGCAGTATCAATAACAGCAGATTGTACACTGGTTTGATTTTGAACATTACCCGTATGAAAACCATTTGCAGTGTCTATCTCAAAGGATTGAGAGGATTCATACCACAAATCTGGAGTAGCATCTTCTGGTTGAGTCTCAAAAACAATAGTGTTGTCTGCCCTAAAAACAGAAATAGTTAAAGTAACACGAGCCCTTCTGTCGCTTGAACCATACTTTGCACCAGCACACGAGTTTGTTCCGGTAACTAATAATAGTAGTTGATTTGTTGTAGCATCTCTATAAAATCTCCAATTATAAACACACGCGTCTCTGGGTATATCATTATCGTTAGCAGCCAAAGAGGCGTCATAAAAGTTTTGAAAATAAGGAAGTGGGCAATCAGGGTCTCCAGAAACGCTTGCTGTACCATCTCCTAATCTTGCCTCAATATTATCGCCATCCCACCATTCTTTAAAACTTTCAAATTCTTGAGATGAGGTCAGGTTTAAATCTAATTGATATCTTCTTCCATCACACTTTCGCCCCTTTCCAGGTCTGTTAAAATCTGCTTCTATTTTAATTCTTGAGCCGGCCGGTATTGTATAATCTATAAAATTACCTGGGGAAGAAGGGTCTTCAATATTGCATGGGTATCTAACAATAGGGAAGTCGCCACCCTCTGTTCCGGAATTACTTAATGTGCCTGCTTGTATAACAGGATTATCTCCCTGAATAATATTAAAATCATTAGCTAATATTTTCATATAAGTACCAGCCGGGATAGGTATATCCTCACCTTGACCATCCTTCGGCGCGGGGTCTAAAAAGTCTGCAGTTTGTGCATCTTTTTCTAATACTGTAGCAAATCTACATCTTGTAGTTGCTCCATCTGTATCTCTTTTTACAATTAACCTATCTCCCTCTTCTACTTTTCTGGAGTTTTCACCATCTAACAAAAAGAACGTAGCATTAGTTGTAGGGTCAAGGAAAAATATGTTAGTATATATTGTATTATAATCCTCTAAATCAGGCTTAATTACAAACTTGTATCTTGTAGCCCATTCTGGGGCTAACTGAGTAGGTGGTATTGTAACTTGTATCCTGTTAGCAAAACTGGAAAGTGAACACGGAACATGTGTCGTATTGTTAGGGCTAACTAAAGCTGTAGTAGACCTATTAAACTCGTCCATATACACGATGCCTATTTCATAATCTCTATTACTATGTAAGCTTTTTGGATTTCCTAATTCTAAATAAAACCCTTCAGCAAATGATATGTCATAATATTCATATACTGTTTGGGTGGGAGTTGTAATATCATCTACATAAGCCATTGCTAACAGCGAAAAACCTATTTCAGTACTTCCGGGAGAAGTGAAAATTTGTATTGCCTGTCCGTTAGCTGATATACCGCTGGCAAATTTTGTTAATGAATCTAAGTTTTGAGGTATTAAGCAGTTAAAAGAATCTGTAAAAGTTGTACCGTCACAAGAAGTTTCATCCCCTGGTTGACCAGAAACGGGTTTTATATTTGCTGCCGTCCCAACGCTTTCAGTAAACAATGGGTCTGTGGCTAATTCGTATACACTATTAAAATCACTCGGTAAGTTAAAAGAAAATGATATATCTACATTATCAGTTGTTTCTGAAGGAAAAGGAGTTTGGCCACTAAATTGAGAGTGGTCAAAACGAATATCAAAAGTAACAGTAGCGCCAGCTTTTAATTCTAATCCATTCAAGTCAAAATTAACTCTTGCATTTTGTATTGTAACAGCGCCATCAATAGAATAATCTTGCGGAGCAGTTTCATCAGAAACATCTCCAGCTCCAACCTCTTCAGACACTAAACCAACGGTGTATTCTAATTTTACTGGGTTTGTGTTTAAGTCAATTAAATCAAAACCATCAACATAGTTGCCATAAACAAGTCGATTCCCCATAATTGTTTGGGCTTGCGCCTTTAAAGGCACATTGTCAAACAATCTAACTATTTCAGTATTTGGCAGCACAGTAAATATTTTGCTGTTTGTAAAGTCTAAAGTATAATCAGTATTGCTTGCCAGACCTAATTCCTCTTTGTTAAATTTTTCAATAGATTTTATAACACTACTTGTAGACTCTTTAAATACTACTTCTATTTCTTTGACTAAATCACCACCTGAATTATATGTTACCTGTACTGAGTTAAAAACATTTTGCATGCCCTCGTTAAGACCTGAGTCTGTGCTAAAATCAAATCCAACAGGCTGAAAAGCAGGTTCTGAAAATTGAGACAAAGCAGAGTATTCTCCATCTTCATATTGATATCTATAAGCAAAAGAAATAAACCTTGTTTCTAAAAAATTTTCTTCGCCACTTAAAGTGCGTAATGATATAGTTGGTGATGTGACGGGTGGTTTTTTAATTACTAATATTTCTTCAGACGTAAAAACATCAACCAAGGGAGTACCCGCTGGTATATCGTAAGCTCTTGTAATATTTATAAATCTCGGTGGATTTGTGTTGTCTGTAAAAAACAATAAGTCATCCACCCTATCAACACCAGTGATTAAAAACTTATCATTAAAATTTAAAGTTGTGTTAATTCCTCCGCCGTCATTTACGCTTATTACGTGATAATTAAGTGTATTTTCTACCACGTTAAAAGAAACTACCATATCAAGCTTACCTGTAGGAGAGCCTGTAAATGCAGGGTCGTGTACAAACCATATAATTGTTTCACGTTGACCGTCTTCCAAAGACCCAATACATTTTGCTTCTGAACTTAAAGGTACATTCAAATATTCTAATGAAGTAAGTTTTTCATTACCTTTTGAATTTTCGACCGAACCTATTTCAGATTGTTCGGTAGAACCAAGCCTGACGTTTACAGCATCTATATATTCGCCATTAGGAACAAGACGCTCATCAACGCTCTTGTTCATTCGTCCAGCTATAAAATTTCTTTGAGTAGTAGGCATGTTACTTTATCCATTTATCCTTACCTCGCATATTCATAAGTAGTCTGCCAGGGTGTATGTTACTAATTCTAATTTTAGCATTTCTAAGTAAAGCAGAGCTTCTTTTTCTTGCCCTACCCACAATATACTCTTGAACCCCTAACTTACCATTTAATATAGCAAACTGGATATACGCATAAATATATTCTTCAAATAATTTATTGACGCTTATTTTAGAATCATCTCCAGATTCCATTCCGTCTGATACATACTCAAGTATACAAAATTCTTTTGCCATACCTGAGCTAAAGTTAATCACTCCACTTTTTGAATCTATTCGGAAAGTAGGATTAGAGTTAGCTGTTTCTGTATTTAAACCATAACGAGCGCCAATAGCGTAATCAAAACACCAATACCCGTCAATACAGTATCCTTCCATATTGTTGTAGGGGCTGTTTTGGTTTAAGTAAATGCTCTTTTTTGTACCTTCAATCCGCTGTAAATCAATCAAAGATGTAGATGGTTTTAAAACGTTTCCTTGGTCATCAAATAATATTTTACATTCATGGTCTTGTAGGTACGCATCACTGTAATTAGTTTGTATGTTTTCAGTAAGAGGCCTAAGCACACCATCTTTATATATAGATATCCTTACCCAGTTAACGTAATCAGGGGGAAGTACAAATCTTAAATTATCACACACTTGAAGTTCTAATATTTTAATTTCCTTAAAAGCATCATAGTTAAGTTCTTGTATTGCTCTTTTAGCGTGAAATAAAACTTTAAATCGCTCTTCATTATTTATTAAAGAATGGTTTCCTGCATACATCAACATAAAATTGTTGACAATATCTTCCAGGCTTACATATTGATAAGACCCCCAGTTTTCGTTTTCTGGTGTGTTACCTCCATTCTCGTAATATTGCCATGCGCTAATATATGCCATTATTGTTCATTTTGATTTTCTACCATTTCTTGGGATTGTCCAAATTTAATTGCTTCAACTTCTCTTATGGACATACCGGCAAACTGTAATATTTTCATAACTAATGTTGGCTCATCATCTTGAGGCAACTCAAAGTCTTGGTAATCAGCTGCGGTTTGATTAAACGTAGGCTCACTTCCAACTAAATTAAAATACGTCCATTTTGGCGGCTTAGGATATCTTACGTATTGAGCAATAACTGTCCCTGGACTTGTTATTTCTTCAGGATATACGGTTGTTGTATTGCCGTTTAAAAAATATGCAGGAAATAAATTTGTAGGCTTTGTTAAATTTGATGCGGTTAACTTAAATATTTTTTGCTGAGAAACTCTTTCTATCTCACGCACATTTTTATTTGTTACTATCGAATATTCGTTTCCAAGCTCCCATAGCTGTGTTGCAAGTAAAGTTGTTTCAGAAATCACTTGTGTTACATAGCCAAATTCATTAGTGGTTAAATTACTTATAATATCCCCTGCTTTTACGCCCGAACTAATAAACGTTGCTGTTGTATTTGAAACAGTATTAGAAGCTGTTGGGCCAGCCTGGTCTATTGTTCCGCTTGTAACAAAGTTGGGGTAGTAGTTTAATTTATTTATTAAGCAATAGTCTGAAGGTAAGTTAAATAAATTTAAAGCAGAATGGCTTAGAGCTTTTATCTGTGAAAAACTATCTATAACCTCTTCATAACCTTTAGTTATATCAGCCAAACCTGTGCCCGATTGTCTTTTGTTCTCTTGGTTAATTTGATAATTATATTGATAAAAATAATCTTCAAATATATCCAATTGAGCTTGCTTAGCATACAAATTGAAATCATTGGGCGTAATGTAGCCAAAGTTATTTTTATTCAACAATGACAGTACGGTTTCACGCACTGAATTTATCATACTCATCTGTAAATATCTTTTGTACAAAGATAAGCAAAAAAAAAGAGGCCACGTTTTCATGACCTCCTTTTGGAGAATTGACTATGAGCAATCAATTACGTTTTTATAAATAACTCATTCAAATATATAACTTATTTTTCACTTTCTAACTTTTTTTCTAAAAACTTTAGCGTCTCTATACCATCATCAGATTGAAGGTATGAAGCTATAACGTATAGTGGGTCTTCGCCAAAAGGTAAAGTCAACATTCGTTTTTTGTTTGAAGACGTATTAAAATATACGTCTTTTTTAGAGTTCTTATAAATTAAAATCTTTTTATTAAACAATTGAGTGATGGTAGCTTGAAGCTTCATCATCGGGTCGTTAATAGCTGACAAAAAATCTTGTGAATGATTTTCTGCAAACACAAGCAAATCTCTGCGTAATTCTGAGGATGTTATCTTAGATGGGTCTATACCAAATAAAACACTGGATATGTTTTCCACTTGCTCTATAGTTAGACTTCGAGCTTCAATCAAAGCGTCTACACGTGAGTTTAATTTATCCACATCTTGTTGCGCATCAGCCTCTTGGTTAACCTCTACAAAACGTTTTCCGTTCATAGGGTGGTAATGTAAGAACTCCTGAAGCACCGGGTTAGTTTTAGGTACGCTTAAAAATCCATCTTCAAAAATGATAGGTTCAACGATAGCGTTGCCGTCCTGCTCGTCTTCAAAAGGGCTATTTTGGTTTCGTGCATATCGTAGCGGCCTGTTTGTTCCGGTTTCCTCGTCAAAGTATAATAGAGGGTTTCTACGATTATGTCTTGTTGGCAGCATAAAAGATAATGGCGCTGCGTTTCTGGTTAGTTTGTAGGCTTTATCTACAAGTTGCTTTCTTTTTTTCATTTGAATATAATTTAATTAAAATAATAAAAAAGGGAGTGTCTTTGAAGACACCCCCTTTTGGTAATGTACTAATCTGTAAACAAGAAGAAGTTGTTTGCACCCATTGTACAAACACATCTTTCTGATAGGAAGTTAACTTCCATCGCATCTAAATCCGATGTAGCAGCTCCACCAGCAGAACCAGTAATCCACGTTTTGTAACGTCTGTCTTCAGTTTCTGAAGCACGGTAACGCACGTGAAGGAATGGTCTCTTAGCGTTTTTGCCAAGGATTTGGTCATACACTGTAGTTGAACCAGCAGGAACTAATAGTCCGTTTACACGTCCTGAAGTTGCTCCGCCCGCTAAACCACCGCGCATAGTTGGGTCATTTAGGTATTTCCAATCAGACTTGTAGAAATCATAACCTCTACGGAATCCTGTGAAACCTAAATTTAACGCCATCTCTTCGTCATTGTCAAACAATCCGTAAGATGTACCACCAGCTCCGTAAGAGTTTTGAGCTGCTAACATATCGTCAATGTCAAAGCCAAAGTCTCTGTTCAAGAAAATTACATTTTCTTCAATAGCACCCTGCTTATCTAAACGAGAAATAATAGCGTCAAAATCTCCAAGTACTGATGGGTTTCCGCCAGCATAAAGGTTACCTCTTGTGCTAACCGCATGGAATATACCTTCGGAACCTTTGTCTCCTACTTGGTCAGATAGAACCTGAGCTTTAACTCCTGAACCAGCTTCTGCAGGAACAGCTTCAATCATTGCAGTCTCAAGATAGTCGTCAAAACGAAGTCTTGTTTCGTGCTCTGATTTTAGATACCATAGATATCCGCTCGCTCCATTTTCTGTAGTTACTTCAATCCATCCGATTTGAGCCATATCTGAACCAGATACTGCATACTTATCTTTAAGAATGATTGGAGAGTTGTCAAAGATTTCATCTTCTGCCTCTAAAGAACCTTGCATTCCGTTAGTTCCTTTTTTAAATTCAGAACCATAAATGAAGATTGTTGCGTCAGAATTTCCTAATCCTGTTCCACCTGTATAACCTTGCGCATCATAGAATGCTACAGTTACTTGTGCATTAGCTAAATCAGTAGCTACTACAAGTCCTTTGAACTCGCCTGAACCATCGTTGTTAGCAATAACAACTGTTTGACCTACACGAATAGCAATTTGCCCTGCAGTAAGTCCTGTTGCAGCTCTATCTGGAACTAAAGTATCGTTGATTTGGAAAACTACTTCTCCACCTGCAACTACTGCGCCTGCTCCTACTTTGATATACTTGGTGTGTAATCTACCTTGCTCTGCCCATTTAATAAGGTCTGAGTTAGAAGGTAGTTCTGCTCCTACTAACCGAAGGAAAGAGGAGATTGTTCGATTACCGTAACGCTCAAACTCTTTTTCATAAGTATCAGGTAGATACTGATTCAAAAAGTTGAAATCGGTAATATAGTTTGTAGCTAAAGCCACCTGTTGTGGTGCTGGCTGTAGCTGAAATGTTGGGGTTGCTTGTACTGAACCTGCCATAATAATTTGTTTTTTTTAAATTGTTTAACTTTTTCTTTTAATACTCTTGATTTTTAGCCCTTTCCCTGAGGAAGAACTGATTGAGCGATACTGCGTTTTACCCTTTGTTGTAACCTCTGGAGCGTTTCTCGTAGTCATGTTTATATTTTTCATCTTACGATTTACGTCTTCAGTCGCATCGGATTTGCCTTGTTCATAAAAGAACTTAGCAAACCTATCTGGGTTAAGCGCAGCAGCTAAAGCTTTATGGTAACCGGCAGCGTCTTTAATTAATCCTTGGTCATCTAAATACTTGCCAATGAATTTCATTGGGGTATCTTGAGCCTTTTTAATTTCGTCCACTGAGCCACCAGGGTTGTAAAGAACTTTAGTGTCGCCAATAGTAAAGTTAAAACCTTTAAACTCACTATTTAGGACTTTGTCCGTCTCTTGGTTAAACCAAGAAACCTTTCGGGCTTGTTCTTGCTCGAAAGTTTTAGCTTGCTCCACATATTGCTTATAGCTTTTATATTCTTCACTGTCTTCGGAAAAAGCCCCCGTACTTGACTCAAGAGGTTGCTTATACATTTCCTTCTGTTCATTGAAAAACTTTTTAGCTTTTACAATTGCTTTCTTTCTTGCCAGCTTCACCTTTCTTACTTGAACTTCATCATCCAAAGTTTCGTCAAAAGAATAGTCGTCCATCAACAACTCTGCGTCTTCTTTGTCTAAACCTTCTTCTGTGGCCAAGATATACTCGGTTAACAACTGGTCTTCAGGCATGTCATCAAAGTTTCTGTTTAACTTAACGTAGTCTTCAATTCCTCTACCTGTTTTCTTTTTATACTCAAAATAAGCAGAAACGTCTTCTGGTAATTCTTCAGATTCTTTTCTTTCTTCAAGTAAATCTGAAACAGAATTTATCTGCTTATCGTATCTATTCTTAATAAATGAAAGAACGTCTTCCTCGTTTAACTCTGAGGATTGAGTTGATTCTTTTTCTGTAGTGTCTTCAGGCTCTACAGTTTCTATTTCTTTTTCGGGCTCAGCGGTATTACTCATATCCACTTTCTCGATATCAGGAGTCTCGTTTACCTCTACGGTTTCCTCCTGGTGTTGTTGCTCTGCTTTTTCAAGCAATTGCTCTTCTACTTGCACTGCAGACTTTTCCTCTACAGCACCAACTTCTTTTACTTTAAGTTCCATTAGATTAAATTTTAGTACAAAGATAGTACATTAAACAATATAAAATATTCAATTACCTTGGCTCAAACTCAGCTAAATCAAAACCATCTAAGCTGTCCTCGTTAGACTCAAATCTTTGCGGAGGTAAATTATTTTTTCTCTGATTTATTAACCTGGATTGTTCTGTATTTTGCTGGCTAATTCTTTTGGATTTAGCTCCTTCTCTTTGAAGTTCTCTATCAGACAGTGCTCTCTCAGATATATCCCTTAATTGCTGGCTATATTGAAACTCCTGCTCCATAAGCTGGCTTTTTAATTGAGCCTCAGTTTTCATTTTTTCAATTTCAAAAGCTATTTCCGCTTGTTTAATTTGCATTTTTGCATTCATCTCTGACTGAGATTTTTGCATAGCAGCTTGAGAGGCCATTTGCTGAGACTTCATTTGCATAGCAGCTTGGGTTTGTTGCTTGACCATTTCATTCTTTTCGTCTCTCTCTTGTTTTTGTTTTCTTTTTACTTTAAGCAATTGGTTAGCAAGCTTTAGGTTTTTAACCTCACGTATATCAATAGCGTCTTCAAGGTTTATATCTTGTTTAGACAATGCCATTTGAATATTAGCTTCCAATTGAGCTTTTTGTTCCTCATCAGGAGCTACATCTATAAATATACCAAAGTCATATATATATAAATCAGATATATCATTAAGTATACTGACATTATACTTTCCTATTTTGTTTACAAAATCATCTTTAAAATCAGCATACTCCAAAATATCTGCTACCCGGTAAGTTAAAGCTTCAGCTAAGCTTCGATACATAAACAAACTGCCATCTAATATATGTCGTGTAGCGGTATTAGAATTTAATGCAGCTAACTTTTGTAATCCAACTAAAGAGTTAGGGTCTGGTGTAGAGCCGTCCCTGGCTTCATTTAAGCCCGTTACAGCACGTATCATATCTAAATAATGATTGTAGTTAGCTATAAGCATTTGAGTCTTGCTAAGCCCGCTATTTGACGTAAGTTGTTGTATAGGGACTCTGGCTTGATTAAACTCACCGTCTTGAGTGTAACTTCTTCCGACTACACTACCTGTTTGAAAATACATTTTTAACGCATCCTCTGGATTGTATGCTTGACCAGTTCCTAAGTCAACTTCATTTAAACCATCCGCATCTATAAAAACTCCATCAGGAACTACACGAGCTATAACTTGTTGTAGTTTTAAGTGTGTTATTTGAATTAAATCTGCAAATGGTATCATTCTTCTAACTAAAGATTCAATAACACCTTTGTACATTCTTGGAGCTACAGCCACATAATTAGGCAATGCGTGTTGGCTTGAAGACTTTGGTCTTACCATGTTTTGAGCAAGCTCCCATTTTAAAATAATGTTTGTACCCATAACCATAATGCCGTCATACCAAACGTCTATGGTTTTTTCCATCTTTTCAAACTTACCCTCTTCCATCATTTCGACAGGAGGGTTAAATTGGTCATCTTTTTCTATAACTTTACTACCACCGTTTTCTAATATTTTTTTCTTATAAACCATCTTCTTGGTGGTTTTATAATTAAAATACATTAAGGTACATGTATCTTTATAAAAAATATCATTCTCATAAAACTGAGCGACATTATAGTAATCGTACCAACTTTGACTGTACTGGCTAATTTCTTCTAAATCCTCATTAGTTAGTTTAGGGTCAATTTTTAATAGCTCTGTAATTGGTAATGTTTTAATTTCGCCCCAATAAAAACAATCCTGAAAGTGAGGGTCTTCAGTATAACTATAAACAACATTTGCTGGGTCTACATATTCTACCTGAACGCCAGACCCGGGGAGGAACTCGTGTTTAGCAACACCCATTCCTAAAACAGTTAAATCATAATCAAACCTTTTCCTTAGGTCTATATAATGATTTTCCTCAAACAAGGTATTAATAGCTTCTTCCTCAGCAATCTCAATAGCGGGTTTGTAATTTATTTGCATATATAAAGAAAGCTCTTCATCGTTTTGAGGCAATGACTCAGGGTCTGTGGTGAACGGGTCAGCCCCTGTCGCTTTTTGTATGTCTAACAAAATATCTTTAGCGGCCATTTGACCTTCAATCATATCTTGATATTTACTTCTCTTAGCTTGAGACATTGCGTCTTGAGCATAAGCATTTACTTTAAAAAGCCTATCAGACATTCCGTTAACAACAATATCTACAAATTTAGGTAATATAGGAACTGGAGTCCAATCTAAGTTAAGGTAAGATAAATCGCCATCAATAGCGATTTCATTTTTATACTTTCCCACTGATTGCTCTCCTCGGGCGTATAACCTTAGTCTATGAAAGTTTCTCCATTGGTCATAGTAACGACAAGCGTTACCATCTTTTTTAAACCATTCATACTGTATTGCTTGCCCAATTTGTAATCCAAACTCGTCAGTTGCTTTTTCAGCATCAGAAACAAATTGACTGGGGAAACCTACAGATGAAATATTTACCTTAACGTCTTTCATCTATCTAATTAATTCACTTAATACTCCGTTGTTAGTATACCTTGCAAAGTTAAGTTTTATTTTTGATTCTTTCTTTTCAGGTGTATACAAGTGCTTTTGACACGCCATTATGGCTAAACCAGAACTAATTGAAGCGTCATACTTAGTTCTATTGCTAATATCAAACTTTGCCCAGTCTTCTAATGTTCGTGTAAATGGCATAGAGCCCATTGCATCTGAGTCTCTAAAGCTACCATCTAAATCAATACCAATGTGTTTTTCTATATACGACTCAATAGCTGATGCGTGAGCTTGTTTAATATCCTCGCTACTGTTTGGTATTCCACCTAACTCTCGCTCTGTTTTAGACAAACGATTAAATTGTTTGTCAGGTCTATTTAAACTAAAGCCTCGGTAACCTCTGTTTTTAAAATGATACAAGAGACGGGGTTTGTTGTTTTCAATTAATATTGGCATTCCATAAAATACACAAGCCATAAGTACTTCTTCAAAAAATATTTCAGCAGTTTGTGGCCTGGCTATGTATTCGAGAAAAAACTCATTGCTTGGAGCATCGTCCATATTAAACTTTGTTAAACCATGAAGCGCTCCGTTTGAACCTTTACCTCCAACAGTTCCTGAAATATCATAACTATCACAACCGAAAGCCCCAAGGTGTTCGTTCCCTGGGTATTTTTTTCCATTCTTATTAAAGAATCTATTTTGTAAATTTGCGCTCGGTAGCCAAGAGCAAAGAAATCTTCCCTTTTTGTCCGGAGACCATATTACTTTAGTGTCTTTTATTCCGTCCTTCCAAGAAAAACTTCCTCTTGTTAAATAATGCTCTTTAATCATAGAGTCATTATAATCTATTTGCTGATATATGCGTGTAAGATTAAATAAAGATTGTTTGCTCTCGTCACGAAACGCATGTGATTCCGTTCTGGGAAACTGTCTATAAAACTCATTAAGAGCATCAGCATCTGACTTTAATGATTCAACTTCGTTTTGCCAATAATCCAAAGCCCCTTGGTTAATGTATTCGCCGTAAGCATCTACTTTTGGTTTTTTGGGAGTATAAAACACGGGCATTCCGTATCTATCTATAAAGCCTTCCATATTCCATTCCATTGGAATAAACAAACTATACATACCGCTTTTTGTTTGTCCGTTAGCGTTTCGTTTAAAAACATTAGAGTCATTATACAGCTTTTTAAAATTATTACCACCCTTGTCCAATGCGTTTGATGTAGAGCCCATCATACACTTACCTATAATCCTACTACCTAAACGTAAACATGTTTTTGTGACTCTCCAGTTATTAAGAATGTTATTTGGCTTTATCCATTTTCCGCTTTCATCATGTACTAAAAGTAATAACTTTTCGCCATCATAGCTGTTATCATCTGTGTTTTTCCAATCGATTGTTGTGTCTAATCCGTAGAGCTCTTCAGTCTCTACATTATACATATTTTTTTTTGTAATTTTAGAAGCGGGTATTCTAAAAGCCAACTCTGTTTTTGGCTTGTCCATACCATCTTGTATAGGTTTAAAAAAGAAAGGCAACCTATTAGATATAGGCACTACTTTATCTGTAAACATTTTTTTAGCATCAGCACCAGTTTTTGAAAGTATCCCAACCCTTGAATCTTTTGCAAGCGTACCTGTGTTTACGCATTCTGAAGAACCCATAAATGAAAATCCAGAACGTCTTATTTTTAAGTAAATCATACCAAAACTTCTCTTATCAGCTTTGCAGGCTTCCCAATAAATATAAAATATACGATTAGCTTCACGATACTCAGGATATCCAATATCAATGTTAGTCCACTGTAAATACATATAATGCGCCCCGGTAATATATGTCGGCAATCCATTATTCATAAACCAAGCCCCTTCGTCCCGCCTGTCAAACTCTCCCTCTATATAATCTACCCATCTATTTTTAAACTCTGAAGGCATTTCATTCCATTGGAATATAGATTGTATTCTGGAAAGTTGCTTAGGCAATTCTTTACGTTCCCAATACTGTTCTTCTTTTTTAGAGTGTCTTTGAAGACACTCATCTGGAGTTTTAGGAAGTGCTATATACAGTCCGTTAATCAAAATTATATCTCCAATTTGACCTGTTTTTGAAATTACAACAACATCATATTTTTCACTATATCCATACACCCAACTTCTATTTCTGTTTTTGTTGGTTATTACGGATTTAGAAATATAATCCTTAACTACTTTATATAATTTATTTTGACCTTCTTTCTGCAAAACCTTGTTTTGAATCTACACTGTTCTTATTTTTACTTAAAGATAAAGCTTCTTTTTCACTTTCTATTCTATTTAAAATTTCAAACGCATCAAATATAGCAAGCTTCTTTGTTGCTGCTGCGTTTTTTAATCTATCCGCAGATATATCGTCTTCAGGGTCAGGTTTTATTATATCCTCTTTTGCTACTTTTATAAGTTGCTCTACAGCCCTTCGCCCTGCATTTATAATTTCTAATTTAATTTCTTCAGTAGATTTCATAAAACCATGGTTATTTGGTGGTCATACATCCTGTAAAGTTTTTTACCATCTAAAGTAAACTTGTATTCACTATCCGGTTTAAAAGAAACTAAGTCCCCCCTCTTGACACCTTGTTGTGATAGCTTGCTATTTGGGTAAATCATCTTTGCGACTAAAGGCTCTTCCTTTAATGGTTTTAAGATAATTGATTCTTTTGGAGGTATAGGCTCAACAAAACAATACTTATCATGAGCATACCACTGGTGAATTTTTTTGTACAAAAAGAATTGGTCGTTATCTACTAAAAACAAATTTTCCTTAAGAAAACTTTTACCGCTTTTACGCCTCCCTTTTATGTCGTTATAAAACTTAAACACATTATGATGCACAAGCAAAGTGTCTCCTGGTTCAATTTCACCACAATAACCTATAGGTGTAGATAAAACTATAGCCTCCCTGTTTGCGGACTCGTAATCTTCTTCAGATGTACTTACTACAAATTCAATACCCCCAATTTTTTTGGTGTTATTATACCTCTTATTATCTTGAGGTTGTACGATAAAACTAAATGGTGATTTCAAAAGTTTATGTTATATTCAATTGATATAGGCATTGTTGAGCTAAACTCTTTCCAAAGCATAACTACCTCCTTATCTTGAATATAAATTTTGAAAGAATCTTTTGGCTCGTCATACTTTATTAAATGAATAATGTAATTACCACCTAATACATCTTGCCCAACCAAGTAGTGCATAGCGCCTGACTTGTAATCAGGGCCAACTGATATTTTTCTTATATCCATTTGATTTTATTTTAAATTTAATTTTGTGCCTCTAACCAGGCGTTTTTGATTATATATTTTGTATTATCTGCTGGTCTTCTATATGTTTTTCATAAGCAGAAATAATGTCATCTGTCCAAGCTGTAGTTGCGTATGGTTGCAATTCAGCTGGCAAATCAGTAATTGGTGTGTTAGGCGCAAAACTATCACGCCATAAAGATTTGCTTATTTGTTCACCGTCTTCAGTAATTATAGTTTGGTATCTAACTTGTATATGTTTGAACTCACCAACTATTTCTATTTTATCTATTAACTTATTTTTTTCTAATGCCATTTTTATTTATTTAAGATGTTGTATATGTGATATTTATTGTAACTTCAGTTGTTTCGTCACCCGGCAAATCTGTGTACAATCCATTATCGTAAAAAGTAATTGTTGTTGTATTATCAAGTCCATAAACCAATCCACGACCTGTATTAAAACCTTGACTATTAAACAACGTTCCTGTTGCAAAGCTTGTAAAAGTTGTGTTTAAAATTGTAAATGGTAAATTTGTACAATTTTGTATTTGTGTTGTTAAATCTTCAGGAACAAAATCTCGTATATATATTTCAACGTGTACTAAATTACCTATTTTTGTGTACCTACCTAATGTATCGTTTAGTGATGTACTCGTGCCTGTTACTGTTAGCGTTGGCGTAAACGTCCCCTCTTCGTAATCGTCGAGCAAATTAGCTGATGTAGTACCACCTACATAAAGACCAAAGGTGAATTGATTATTAAACAATGGATTTGTTGTAGAACCACCACCTCGGTTTATTTGTACTACGCCTTCGTTTTGATACAGTGCTCCTTGAGGTACTCCTAAAGCATCTGCACCTGCATCGTTTGAAGCTGAAAATGTAGTTACTGTTGGAAGCAACACACGTGGTACTTGAGCAACACCACCTCCTCTATTAACACCGCCTTCTGTAATAAGTAGCGCATTACTATTTGTAGTTGAAGTAGAGCCTACCGCTAAAGCAAATTTGGTATTACCAAGCCCAAGTGAATAGTCTGTTGCTGGATAAGAAGTTTTATCGTTTCTATAACCTACAATCATGTGGTTTCCAGTGTCACCATCTAAATTGCTACCAATAGCGAAACTACCCGTACCGCCAGTTATAGTATTTGATGTTCCAAGTAAATAAGCATCTTGAGTTGTCCCTGTAACCGTGTGGTTATCTCCTAAAGCAAATATATTAGAAGTTGCTGTAATACTGTTTGCGCCACCCGCAATAAAGCTTGAGCTCGCTTGTACAGCATTGTTGAAACCAAGGGCTTGTGTTCTAAGCGAAGAAGTTAATGAGTTTGAATTACCCACAGCAAAAGCATCTACAGAACCTGTTATCGCGTTACCTTGTCCAAATGCAACTGATTGGTCAGAGTTACTTGTAATTTGGTTACCACTACCTACAATTAGACAGTGGTCAGAACCTGATATATTATCATTAGTACCGCTACCTATTACAAGAGAAGAATTATCAACCTGTACTGAACCTGGGCTTGGTGATATAACAACACCACCTTTAAAAGTAGCAACACCAGTTCCGACATTCAAATCTGCACTTGCTATATTAGCAGCGTTTAAACCTACGTCTATTCTACCTCCTTGTCCGCCTGTAAATCTAAGTACTCCAGATTGAGTATATGTTAAAGTGCTTGTTGAATTAGCTTGGTTGTCATAGTTTTTTATAACATGTTCTGTAGGTACATTTGAACCTGTTACTGCTGTTATGTAATTAGTTGTTATACCACTTAACAATTTATTAGGAACAGCATTAGAAGTTATCCCAGATAATTCGGTTGTTCCGTTCCATACTGGAATATTATATTGATTACCTTCACCAGTAACACTACCTCCGCCGCCAGATGGGATTTCAATAACTTCTCCAAAAGAGGTAACCCCTAATGCAAAAGTTGCTGTTCCTGTAACATTTCCAGAGCCGTATGCGTTTAATCGTATATTATCTCCACCAATCGCAACTTGGTCAGCTGCGTTATCTATAGCGTATTTACCAATAGAAACGCTACCTGTATTTTTTGTCCAGGCTTGTTCGCCTATAGCTACAGATTGGTCAGACTCTGCTTTTGCAAAATATCCAATAGATGTACTTCGGTTTCCTAATGTCATACTATGCGCTCCAATAGCAAAAGAACCCTCTGTGGCATTTACCGTTCTAACAATAGAAACAGTCTCACCTGCATCTAAAATAAATCCTGGCGCGTTGACAACAATAGTGTATACATCACCCGCAGGTGTACCGCCATTAAATGTTGCGCTAACAACTGTATTTATCCTATTATCTTGAGCCAGACTCCAAGTTTGATTTCCAGAGCCATTATTATATATAGTGTCTCCAGGCTGTATGTTTACTCCACCTACTACATTTGAAAGTTGAAAAGATGTACTTGGTATCCCTACTGACGTTACGATTACACCAGCGGCAATGTCTGTAACGCTTGAGCCTTCTCCTAAAGCGCCTGAGCCATGTCCAGAAACAAAACTACCGTGTCCAGATGCAAGTCCTTCAGAGCCTACATTAAAAGCTCTCCAGCCCATAGCAAAAGCACCAAACGACCCTCCTGCTAAAGTTTCAAATCCGAAAGCTGCGTTTTCATTAAAATCTGAAATTCCTAATCCAGCTATAGCTTTATATCCAAAAGCTATTGAGCTGTCTGCGTTTGACCTAACTGTTGAATTAAAACCACCGGCAAGCGAGTTTGTC